GACGAGCGTCGAGCCCAAGGCGACGCCGGGCGCCACGAGGCCCGCCGCGGCCACGCGCCGCGGGCACGACGCCGCGCCGAGCGTGGTCCCGAACGAGGCGCCCGTGCGGTGCGCCGCCTCGTGGACGGCGGGCTGCACGCACACGGCGTACGTGCGCGTCGGGACGGGCCGCGCGACGGGCCGCGCCGCGCCGCCCGCGGGCGCGCCGCTCAGCGTCACCGTCGCCGCGCGCCCGCCGCGCGCGGCGCCCACGCACGCCGCCACGGAGCCGAGCTGGCCGTTGCGCTCGGGCTCGCTCACGTACTGCGCGCCGTGCGGCACGCGGATCAGCGCGCCGCGCGCGGCGTCGGCGGGCATCCACGACGCGTGCGGCGCGTCGACCTCGGCGTCCGCCGTGCGCGTCGCGGAGACCGAGGCGGGCAGGTACTCGGCGGCCGTGGTGCCGCCGTGGTTCACGTCGCCGTGGAACTCGCTCGAGCGCGTCCACCCGACGACGCCCGACTCGCGCACCTTGGCCTCGAGCGCGCGATGGTACTCCGCCGCCGCCGGCGCGAGCGGCGTCGGCTCCTGCGCCACGGCGCGCTCGCCGCGGAACGTGCCGTGCGAGACGAAGCGCGACGGGTCGCGCATCGCGCCGAAGTCGACGGCCGACTCCTCCGCGGGGTTCACGATCGCCGCGGGCGGCTCGCGCGGCGCCGAGAGCTCCGCTTGGCCGAACGCGCGGCTCAGGTCGAGCGTGCGCGGCTCCGACCCGACGAACATTTTTTTTGGTTTTGCCCTTTTTTCGTCTCTTGCTTTTTTTTTCGGGCGCCGGGGTCTCCCTTTTTTTCCGGGGGTTCGGAGCGAAAAAAAAGTACCAAAAAAAAATGTGACCCCCCCGGGTTCAAAAAAGAAAACCCCCGCCGTTTGCGCCGCAAAATGAGCACACCGACCCCGTTCCCGGTAGACCAGCGCGTCACCGACACGCTCCGCAAGCTCGCGTACTTCGAGCCCGACCGGCGTGGCGGCGAGGGGATCGGCAAGTACATCCTCACGCTGTTCCTCGGCATCATGGGCGGCATGGTCCCCAACCTGATGTTGCGCGAGTTCAAGGACGACTGGGTCGCGAACAACAAGCGCTCGCTGCACCTGCTGCTCCTCATGATCATCATGACGAGCACGCTCAGCTCCGACGCGTTCGGCACGCGCATCGAGCTCATGCTCGTCGCGACCGTGGTGCTCTACGTGTGGTTCATCTGCCTCATCAAGTGCCGGCCGAAGTTCACGGCGGGCATCCTCGGCGCGCTCGCGATCGCGACGCTCATGGGCAAGTACCGCCAGTCCATCCTGTTCACCAACCCGACGCTCGCGACGACGCTCGCCTCGGTCGAGCTGTACGTCTACGCCGGCACGATGCTCGCGACGCTGCCGTGCCTGTACCTCAGCATCCCGTCGGACCAGCGGACCGCGAACGGCATCGTGACGTACATGTTCGGCGACGTGTTCGGCAAGTCGCGCATCCAGACGGAGACCACCTCCTTCGGCAACTTCTTTGAGGAGGAATAAGAAGAGGAGCAAAGCCCCTTTCATGACCCCCACTGTGGGGCCTCCTTTTGCCTTTTTTTATTTTTTTTTGTTTTTTGGGGGGGCAAAGCACGAACGCCCGAAAAAAAGAAAAAAAGGAAAAAGGGGGGGCTCGTAACAAATGACGGCGATCGACATCCGGCCGTTCGACATCGAGTGCATCGACGAGCGGCGGCGCGCGGGCTCGCCGCCGACGTGCATCGTGATCGGCACGCGCGGCAAAGGGAAGTCGTGGGTCGCGCGCGCGATCATGCACGCCGTGCGCAAGACGCCGACGGGGATCGTGATCTCCGGCACGGAGGAGGGCAACGACTTCTACGCGAGCTTCGTGCCGCACGTGTTCGTGCACACCGAGCTGCGGATGGAGACGCTCAAGCGCGTGATCGAGCGGCAGAAGAAGAAGCCGAACAAGACGCACGCCGACGACGTGCTCGTCGTGCTCGACGACTGCATGTACGACCGCTCGTTCACGCGCGACACCGTGATCCGCGGGATCTTCATGAACGGCCGGCACTGGAAGGTGATGCTGCTCGTGACGATGCAGTACTGCATGGACCTGCCGCCCGGCCTGCGCGCGAACATCGACTACGTCTTCCTCGCGCGCGAGACCAACCCCGCCGTCGTCGAGCGGCTGTACAAGAACTTCGGCGCGGGCTTCTCGTCGCTCGCGGCGTTCACCGACGCGCTGAAGCTGTGCACCGTCGACTTCGGGTGCATGGTGATCGACAACGTCGCGAACCGCGTGTGCCACTACCGCGCGCCCGACCCGGGCGCGTTCCGCGTCTTCCACGAGAAGGCGTGGCGGTACTCGGGCCGCTTCGCCTCGTCGGCCGACGCCACGCGCACGTGCGCCACGTCGAAGGACGGGACCGTCATTCGGTGCATTCGCGCGTGACGGGCTTCTCGGCGCGCCGGCGGCCGCGCCGCTTCGGCTCGGGCTCGGCGGCCTTGAGCGCCTTCGTCTCGGCCTCGGCGCGCTCGGCGCGCTCGGCGCGCTCGTCGGTCTCCGCGGTCTCGGCCCGCTCGATGGTCTCGCGCGGCGGCGCGGGCTTCAGGTGCGCGAGCAGCCGCTCCTCGCTGAGCTCGCCCGCGTCCGAGTCGCTCTCGTACTCCGACTCGGCCTCGACGACGCGCCGCCGCGGCGGCGCGGGCTTCGCGCACCGGATCGTCGCGAAGCACGCGCGGATGCTCGGCATCCGCCAGAGCACCAGCCCGATCGCGACGACCGCGCCGACCACGGCGAAGAGCCACCAGTACTGCCTCGTCGCCTCGACGGTCGCCTGCATTGTCTTTTCCCTCGCTACCGGCGCCGCTTTTTTGCGCGCGCGCCCGCACGCGGCGCCCCGCTTCCGGCGCGCGAAAAAAAATCGCACGCCCTAGGAGAGCAAAAGGACCAAAGTCGGAAGGAGACCCCCCCAAAAAAACTAAAAATGTCTGGCGGCTTAATGCAGCTGGTCGCCTACGGGCAGCAGGACCTCATCCTCACGGGGAACCCTCAGATCACGTTCTTCAAGCTCGTGCACAAGCGCCACACGAACTTCTCGATCCAGAGCACCGAGCAGGTCTTCAACGGCACGGCGGGCTTCAACCGCAAGGTCACGTGCACCGTCAGCCGCACGGGCGACCTGGTGACGGGCATGTGCATGCAGATCGAGCTGCCGCACCTGCAGAACTGGCGCGCGGCGCTGAACATGCCCGCCGACACGCACGGCCACATCGCGCAGGTCGCGTGGGTCAACTCGATCGGCCACGCGATGATCCAGTCGGTCTCGATCGAGATCGGCGGGCAGAAGATCGACGAGCACTACGGCACGTGGCTCGAGATCTGGGACGAGCTCACGACCAAGTCGGAGAAGCGCGCGGGGTACAACCAGATGGTCGGCAAGTACGCGTCGGACATCGGGCTGCGCAACAACGCGCTCTCGTCGCGCACGTACTACGTGCCGCTGCAGTTCTGGTTCTGCCAGAACCCGGGGCTCGCGCTGCCGCTCATCGCGCTGCAGTTCCACGAGGTCAAGGTCAACGTGCAGTTCCGCCCGCTCAACGAGTGCATCGTCGCGCTCGACGCCGCCGGCGACCGCATCACAGGGCTCAACATGAACGTCAAGTCCGCGCCCGACACGGCGTACCAGTTCACGACGTGCTCGCTGTGGGTCGACTACATCTACCTCGACGTCGAGGAGCGCAAGCGCTTCGCCTCGATGAAGCACGACTACCTGATCACGCAGCTGCAGTACGCCGGCGCCGAGCAGATCGCCGGGTTCACGGGCGCGACGAACAAGCTGCGCATCAACTTCAACCACCCCGTGAAGGAGCTCGTGTTCACGCTGCAGCAGCAGGACAACACCACGGCGGGGCTCAAGTACAACGACTGGTTCAACTTCTCGAGCAACGTCCCCGGCTCGCGCAACCCGAACTACTCGCGCGACCTGCTCAACCGCGCGCAGCTCAAGCTCAACGGCCACGACCGCTTCGACGCGCGCCCCGCCAGCTACTTCCGCCTCGTGCAGCCGTACCAGCACCACACGTGCGTCCCGTCGAAGCACATCTACGTCTACTCGTTCGCGCTCCGCCCCGAGGAGCACCAGCCGTCGGGCGCGTGCAACTTCTCGCGCATCGACGTCGCGAGCCTCGAGTACTCGACC